GAAAAGTAATTATATGAAAAATAATAAAAACAAGAAATATAAAATCATTATTGAGTTTGATAACAATTATAACAAGCAAGACGTTGAAGATAAAATGAGCGACGTGGAACAACTTTTTATGTGCAGAAACCCTTTGGATGAGCCACATATTTATGTCGAGGAAACGCCATTCGATAAGGACGCAATCATGGATTAGTGTATAACGGATAGGAGGATCTTAAGTAACGATGAAGATAACTTATGGTAAAAGAAATCCACTTGGCACAGGAGTTAAGATATCATTAACTGGAAACGAAGTCGCCTTGGCTATAGATTCGTGGCTCATGGCTAACGATGTTCGCATTTTCGGGCCTCGGTCTATTTTAATTAACGGTGAGATAGGTCCTTGTGGATTCGTTTATGTAGATCCTTTGGGATTTGTTATAAGTCATGGTGAAGAATTTTCTGGACGTGGCCCGGAAGAGAGAGTAGCGTCTAAAGTTGATGTATATAACAAAATGCAACAACTAAGCGAGGTAAAGCTATGAAATGGTTGCGCAAGACTATAGAGCTATATAATATATAAAGAGGTGAGATTATGGGAAAGCGCGGCAAACCACCCTTGCCATCGTCAGTAATTGACATTCGTGGTGGGGCCAGGCACTATCATCGCAAGAAAGAAGATTTAGAATTAGAGCCAAACCCTAACCCAAATATCCCTCCCTGCCCAGATCATCTTGATGCTGTTGCTAAAGAGGAATGGGATAGAGTCGTGGAAGAAATAGAGGCGTTAGGAATTGTAACAAACCTCGACATGAGCGTGTTAGCCTCTTATTGCAATTCTTATTCTAGGTGGGTTAGGGCAACTACAAAAGTAAACGAAGAGGGCTATTTCTATACTCTCCCGAATGGATATCAACAGCAGAATGCTAATTTAAGTATAGCCAATAAAGCCGAAGAGATGATGCTCCGTGCAGCCGGAAAACTAGGGTTTACTCCTAGCGATAGAAGCCAAGTGAAGAGGGTAGATAATCCTAATAAACAAGAAGACCGGAAGGAAAGGTTCTTTAAGTGATTAGCGACCGTGCTACCATATATGCTTTAGGTGTTACGTCTGGAGAAATTATTGCTGGCCCTTATGTTCGTGCTGCATGTCAACGCCATCTTAACGATCTCGAACGATCAAAATCAAGTAATTGGGATTATTATTACGACGAACACGAAGCCTCAGAAGCAATCGCTTTTGTCGAAGAAACTCTATGTTTAAATGGTGGACAGTTTGAGGGTAAGTCGTTTTTATTATTAGGATGGGAGGATTTTTGTCAAGGTAATATCTATGGATGGAAGCGTAAGGATAATAATTTACGCAGGTTTAGGACGGTGTATATTGAGGGTCCCAAGGGGTTTGGGAAAGCACTTGCCCTAGACACACCTATACCCACTGTCAATGGGTGGAAATTAATGGGTGATATCCAAGTTGGAGATCGAGTATTTGACGAGCAAGGTCAATTATGTAATGTAACGGTCGTAACCCCGATCATGGAAGGACACGATTGCTATCGCGTTTCTTTTTCTGATGGCGCTTCTATTGTCGCTGACGCACAGCATTTATGGAAAACATGGACGATAAGCACAATAAAATCTTATGACCATGCTAAACCAAGATCATATAACTACCCGTTAGATTGGACAACATGGAAGCCCAATATTGGAAGTAGATCTCCCGTCTATCATCCCGGTGATAGATTAAAGATGAGGACATTACGTGATCAAGGACTTAACTGCGCTAAAATAGGGGAAATGTTTAATCGTTCGGCAAGCGCTATACAACAACAATGGATGCGACCAGAAAAAGATGTAAAAAACACCCTAATGCACACGACTAAAGAAATTTCAGAAACACTAACTGTTCGTCACGTAAAAAACCATGTAATTCCAGCAACATTACCACTACAATTACCTAATGTTACCAATCTTCCAATTAGTCCTTATGTGCTAGGTTATCTTCTTGGGGACGGAGATACTTGCGGGAGGGGCCGCGTAGCGTGTGATCCACAAGACAGAGCAGAGATAATGGCTTTTTTTGCAAAAGATGGATATACCGTTAGGGAATATAGTGATTATGGGCATTTTGGAGTTAGTAAATTATTGGGAAAGTGGCAAGAGTTAAACCTTGACCAAGGAAAATATATTCCACCAATTTATATGCGTGGGTCAATTGAGCAGAGAATTTCTTTAATTCAAGGCCTTATTGATTCAGATGGATATATTGATGGACATGGATCATATCGCTTTACTAATACCAATAAAAAATTAATAGATGGATTATGTGAGCTAGTTTTTTCTGTTGGGTGCGTTGCGCGTATTTATCATCGTAAGGGTAGAATAAGAAAAGGAGTTAAGGGACGAGAATCATGGGAGTTAGTTATATCAACTAATACTTCATTGGCTCGCCTTACCCGTAAAATTAAAAAGGCAAGAAAAAAATGGAAGCGTGAGCAAGTTACTAGATATATTACGTCTTGTGATTTAATAGAATCAGTTCCCGTAAAGTGTATCACCGTAGACTCACCATCGCATATGTATCTTGCGGGAAAAGAAATGATCCCAACTCACAATAGTCCCTGGGCAGCTTCTGTCGGAATTAAAGGGCTTGTTGCGGATGGAGAAGAGCGAGCCGAGGTGTATGCCGCAGCCACAAAACGTGACCAAGCTCTTGTTTTATTTAGAGATGCGTGTGCTTTCTATGACCAATCACCTAGCTTGCAAGGAAGGCTAGTCGCATCGGGAACTGGAGAAAAACGATGGAATCTTGCCTATCCTGCCAAGCATTCTTTTTTTAGGGTTATTTCATCAGAGAAAAAAGGTCAGTCTGGTGTGCGCCCAAGTGTTGTATTGCTTGATGAAATTCACGAACATCCCGACAACACTGTAATAGAAATGATGAGGGCCGGATTTAAGTTTCGGCGTGAACCTCTTATGGTGATGATTACGAACAGTGGACACGATAAGTCTTCTGTGTGTTGGGAGTATCACGAGTTAGGTCGTAAAGTAGCGTGTGAAATCCCCGGAGAAGAAAATGATGAGGTGTTTTCATATATATGTTCCCTTGATGAAGACGATTTAATAGACGATAGGTACTTAGAAGATGAAAGTTTATGGGAAAAAGTTAATCCGTCTATCAAACATGGGCTACCTGGTTACGGATATATTCGCTCTCAGGTAGCCGAAGCTCGTGGACTCCCCTCTAAAATGTCCACCGTTAAGCGCCTATGCTTTTGTGTGTGGACGGAATCAGAAAATCCTGCAATATCCCGTGAGGCATGGTCAGCGTGCCAGGATAAGGATTATGACGTTGAAATACTACGTGGCCGTAGATGTTGGGGTGGGCTAGATTTATCCGCTGTAAACGATCTGACGGCATTTGGGTTGATGTTTGAGCCATCGATAGAAGATCCTATATGGAGATTAAAAGTGTGGTTTTGGGTTCCCGGAAAAGGATTGCATATAAAAGAAAAAAATGATCATGTCCCATATTTAGCATGGAGGGATGCTGGATATATATTCACATCGGCGGGAGAGGCAATTAGCAAAACTCAAGTTATTAGGTTTATATATGAAGAAGTGGTAAAATATGATCTAATGGGAATTGCTTATGATCGTAACAGGATGAAGGATTTGATAGAGTTTGCAGAAAAAGAAGGAATTGATCTTGATATTGGTAAATGGGATAAGGAAAATCGTAAGTGGATATTTGGTGGCAATGGGATTAAAATGATGCCTTTTGGACAGGAAGCAAGAAGTATGACTCCCGCTATTGATAAATTTGAACTATTATTATTAAATAGGGAATTTAGGCATGACGGAAATCCTTGTTTAACAAATTGTTCAGCTAACGTGATTATAGATTCTGATGGAGATTATAGAAGATTTTCTAAAAAACATTCCATAGGGAGGATAGATGGATTGCAAGTTACCGCTATGGCGTGTGGAATAATTGAAGAAGGGACGAAAACAACTGGCTATGAAAATCTATCTGTCGAACAAATACTAG